CTTTCAGGAGCTACTTTTACACAAGTTACTGGTTCTGCTTCAATGCAAACACTTGTAATTAATAAAGATACTTCTAAGCGTTATATCAAGATTGTACAAACAATTGGTGGATCATCGCCAACATTTACTTTCAGCATCAACTTGGTTGGTGTCAAAAAGTATAGCTAACAATATGTAGCCCTATTTTTAGGGCTTTTTTTTTATGGCTTTTACAGAAGATTTAAATATATTTTTAGCAGATTTCGGAGATACTGTTGAGTATCAAGGCGTTTTATACAAGGGTATATTAGAGCAACCTGATGAGATCGTTGCTGATGATCGTGTGTTGACTACTGATTATCAGCTAACAGTAAAAACCACTGATTTAGGTTCTCTTTTATATGACACTGAATTAAAAGTTGATAGTGAAAAATATATAGTTAGAAGTGCTAGGAAAATAGACGATGGTTCTTTATCAGTAATTTCTTTAATGAAGGTATAATATGTCTACCAAAAGAGAACAAATATTAGCAAAAATCAAAACTGAGTTAGCAGGAACTACTGGTGTAGGTACTAGGGTTTACAGGAATCGTGTAGAACCTATGACAAGAGCAGAAACACCTTCTCTTGTTTTAGAATTTATAACGGATGAGCCAAAAATCAATAGTTCAACTTATCTAAAATTAGATTGGACATTAAGAGTTCGTATAGTTGTTCTAGTTAGGTCGAAAACTCCTGACACCAAAGGTGATGCTACTGTTAAAAGTTTACATTCAAAAATGGTTAATGATCCTACTCTTGGAGGTCTTGCTATTGACGTAAGGCCATCAACCGTAAGTTTTGATGTTATAGAAGCAGATCAACCAGCAGGAGTTATTACTTGCGAATATGAGATAGATTATAGAAGTGGTTATAATGATTTATCAACATGATTTATACATGATTATGACCCTAACAACCCTTAAGGTCTAATATAAAGTATGAAATCCTAATCAAGGGTAAATTGCAAATCCTTGTTAGTTTAAACACTTCACAATTTCAATTTACTAAAGAGGTAATTTAAGATGCCATTACTGACAAGAAAAAGAGTAATTCTAATTGAAGCAGAAGGCTCGGGTAATTATGGTACAGATCCTACTATTGCTGCTGCTGACGCTGTTCTTGTAAGAGATTTAAATATCACTCCACAATCAAGTGATGTTGTAAGTAGAGATCTTGTGAGGCCATATCTAGGAGCTTTTGAACAGCTACAAGCTAATACAAGTGTAGAAGTAAGTTTTAGTGTAGAACTTGCAGGATCTGGAACAGCAGGGACTGCGCCTCGTTATAATGATGCTATTAAAGCCTGTGGTTTTGCGGAAGCAATTACAGATGCTGATAGTAGTGGAGGTAACGATACTGTTACTTATACCCCTGTTTCAACGGCTTTTCCTTCTATTACTATTCATTATAATACTGATGGTGTAAGGCATATTGTCACAGGTTGCAGAGGGACTTTTGTTATTAATGCTTCTGTTGGCGAAATTCCTACTATAGATTTTACATTCACTGGAATTTACAACGCTCCAACTGATACAGCACTTCCAACTACAACTTATGGAGATCAAGCAACTCCTTTGATTTTTAAAGCTGGTAATACTACTGGTTTCCAACTTTTAAGTTATGCTGGTGTTTTATCATCAATATCTTTAGACATGGGTAATGAGTTGGTTTATCGTGAACTGGTTGGAGGCACAAAGGAAACATTATTAGTCAATAGAAACATCTCAGGTACAGTTCAAATCGAGGCTGTAGCACTTGGAACTAAAGACTTTTTTGCTGCTGCACTTGCGAATACCGCAGGAAATTTAGTATTTACACATGGAACTACTGCTGGCAATAAAGTACAAATATCTTCAACTAAAGCAGATATTGGAGATGTAGCTTATTCAGACATGGATGGAATACAGATGCTTGATATTCCTTACACATTAGTTCCAACGGCAGAAAATAACGAACTAAGTATTATTTACACATAAATACTTACTAGGTATTGACTACTGAGGTAGAGTAAAAGGGTATATATCTTAATTTATGGCATTTGTAAGAAAAAAAACGAAGGTGTATTCTTGGCCTGTTGAGGTCAAGACACCTTCTGAAACCAATATTGGTGAATTTGAAATAAGCAAATTTATTGGTAAATTTAAAAGATTATCAAGAACTGAGTTAGATAATTTTAGTGAACAAAGTGAATATAAAGCTCTTGAAAAAGTATTAGTTGGATGGGAAGATCTTAACGAGGAAGATGGAACTCCAATTCAATTTTCGAAAACAGAATTAAAAAATTTTGCAGAAGATACTGATTTTGTTGCTGGTGTCTTAAGTGCTTTTAAATCTTTCTATGGAAATGCACAGTCGGGAAACTAATTGATGCTGCCTTGTATTGGGTTAAAGGTAGCAAAAAAGTAATAGATGAAACACAGCAAGATGCTGCTGCATTTGGTATAAAAATTAAAGAACAACCAAAAGAAAATACTGATTTTGAGGTTTTTGATGATAATTGGGAAATTGTTAATATGTTTCTACGTTGTCAAACACAATGGAATATGTCTTTTGGAGGTATAGTAGGATTAAAATACGAGGTATTATTACTTGATGGGGGACTGTTTGACCTTTATCATGTAGATAACCGTAAAGAAATGCTAGAAGGTTTGCAACTTATGGAATCAGTTGTGCTGAAAGAATTGAATAAGGAGAAGAAGTAGTGGCTAAAAATATTGAAGAACTCATAATTAAATTAAACTTAAAGGGTTTTGCTGGTTTAAAAAATATAGGGCAAGATATTAAAAATTTACAAAAAAAAGTAAAGCCTACAGCAATAGAGTTAGATAAATTAGTTAAAGAGATTACAAAGATTGGAGGTGCGACTCGATTAAGCAACACACAATTTGAAGGTCAAATAGGTGCATTAACTAAGTTACAAAATAATGTTGGTGCAGGCACAAAAGCATATCAAAGGTTAGGTCAAGAAATTAATAATTTAAAAGGAAAAATGGTTACTGCAATACCACCATCTGTTCCTGAAACGATAAAGTTGACATCATCAAAATTAGATAGGCTTGTACAAGGAATAACAAACGTACATCATAAAACTTTATTAAGCAAAAATTCGTTTGAAGGTCAGATAAGTGCGTTAACAAGATTAAGAAATAATGTTGGTATTGGTACAGTTGCATATGTAAAGTTATCAGCAGAGTTAGATAGAGTTAAGGCAAAGATGGATGCTGCAACAGCAGCAGCAGCACCTCAAGGAGGAATATTTGCAAGACTTAATCAAGGATTAGGAAAAGGTGGCACTGCTGCTTTGGGTGGTGCTGTTAGTAGATTTTTACCACAATCAGCACAAATAGGAGGTATAGCAGGTTATGCTGATGCAGGGTTGTCGGGAGCAGTAAAAGGTGTTGGGATTGGTCTTGCTGTTGATGCTGCTGCGGGTACTGTTGGTTTTGCGAAAGAAGCTGCTGAATACACAGCTTCATTAGATAAAGCAAAAATAGCATTAAGAGGAATTACTAAAGATCAAGCATCTTTTGAAATTGCTTTAAGGGCTGCAAATAGAGCTACTGAAGAATTTAACGTACCACAAGAAGTTGCTATAAAAGGTATGCAGAGATTAAGTGCTGCTGTTCTTGGTGCAGGAGGGAATATTAATAATGCTGAAGAAGCTTTCTTAAATACAGTTGCAGCTATCAAAGCTACAGGTGGTACAGCAGATGATGTTAAGTCCGCATTGACTGCGATGGTACAGATATTTTCAAAAGGAAAGGTATCGGCAGAAGAGCTTTCCGGGCAGTTGGGCGAAAGATTCCCCGGTGCAGTGACAAAATTTGCGAACGCTAACAACATGACCACCCAAGCCCTTCAAGAGTCACTTAAGAACGGAACTGTTGGTTTGGATATGCTTTCTAAATTCATTGCAAGTTTAGGAGAAGAATATATTCCAATCGCAAAAGAAATAGCTAAATCAAATGCTGAAGCTGGAGCTAGATTAGTAGTCGCAACTAATAAAATGAGATTAGCTGTTGGTGAAAACTTTAAGGATATTGGTGCAGAGTTTCAAATATTACAAGCTGAATTATTAACAGATTTAGCTCCTGCTTTTGGTGAAGTTGCAAAAATAGCTGTAGCTGGATTTAAGGTTCTTACTGAAGTCCTTAAGTTTGTTGTTAAGAGTTTTGCTGATCTCGCTATTGTCGTCAGTACTGTAAGTGCTGCATTTGCAACTTTAAAACTTCAATTAATGATTACAAAGATTGGAGGTTTAGGTGCTGCAATACTTGCTTTAAAAGTTAAATTTGTGGCACTGATTGGGTCTATTAAAGTTGCAACCTTAGCTCAATTAAACTTTAACCGTGTAGCCTTAGCAAATCCTTATGTTGCGTTAGCAGCAGGAATAACAGCAGCTATTGGTTTATTATTGAAATTTAGATCTACACAAAAAGGACTTGTTGATGATACAGAAGAATCAATTAAAAAACTTAGTGGATTATCAAAAGATCAATTAAAAGCAGAAATCGAAAATGCTAAAAAGAAAAGAGAAGAATTAATAAAAGAAAGAGATAATGTTTCTGGAGATGTAATAAGAAAAATTGATATTAATAGGGGCAAAAGATTTAGATATGAAACTATAGATGAAAAACAACAAAGAGATGAAATCACAGAAAAAATTAAAGCACAAAATAAATATATAGAAAATGCTCAAGGAACCCTTACATTAGTTGGAGGTAACGCAGAATTTCCTTCCTTAAAAGGTGCTAATGAAAGAACAGAAAAACTTATAAGTCTAAATAAAAATTTAAATAATGCTGTTAAAGAAAGAAATGTATTGGGACAATTAATATACAAAAGAGAAATTGCATTAGAAAAACTTACAAACAAATTCGATAAGAAAAAGACAGGCAAGGAAGGACAAGAGACATTATCAAAGAAAGATCAACAAGATTTTGATACTCAAAAAGAAGCTATTCTTTTAGGATTTAAAAAAGATAGTACTGCTCAGGTTGAGAAAGAATTAACTATAAGAAGGAACTTGCTTGTAGAGCTAGGTCTTATGACAGAAAAAGCAGCAGAAAAAGAAGAAATAGAAGCAAGAGCTAGGGACATAGCTAGAAATCATAAAGATCTTTTAGATGAACAGGGAATTAGTGTAGATTCGTTAGTTGATAAATTAACTGATGCAAAGAAAGCTACATTTAACTTTAAAGAATCATTTAAAGAGTTATATGACTCAGTTACTGATTTAGGAACAAATATAGGCGAATATGCAATTGGTGCTGTTGATCAACTGGCAGATTCTTTTGTTGATTTAATGGTTACAGGAAAAGCGTCATTTGCGGATCTAGCACGATCAATCTTACAAGATCTACAAAGGATGATATTAAAAGCATTATTCTTTAAAACATTATTTAAATTTGTACCCGGCCTTGAAGGTTTTTTAAATTTTGAAAAAGGGGGTGCTATTGATAAAGGAAAAACGGTAGAAAATGCTAAAGGAAATGTATTTGCTCAAAATAAAATTTTACCCTATGCGTCAGGGGGTGTAATTGACAAGCCGGTAATTTTTCCAATGGCGAAAGGAATTGGTTTAGCAGGCGAGGCCGGGCCAGAAGGAATCCTCCCATTAAAGCGTGGTAGAGATGGAAAACTTGGTGTTATTGCTCAAGGTGGAGGAACTAGTAATATTGTTGTAAATGTAGATGCTTCTGGTTCTTCTGTTGAAGGCGATGAACAGCAAGGTAAAGAACTTGGTCGTCTTATTGCGGCTGCTGTACAATCGGAATTAATACAACAAAAAAGACCAGGAGGGTTATTAGCTTAAACAATGGCAAATTTTAACACTGATGTAAATATAGATCCTGATTTTGGACTTACAAAAAATTCAGAGCCAGTAAAACGTAATATTCGTTTTGCTGATGGGTATGAACATCGCATATTATTTGGCCTCGCACAACATCAGAACCCTAAAGTTTATAATTTAACTTTTAAAAATATTACAGAAGCACAAAGCGATACTATAGAAACATTTCTTGATGCTCGTGTTTTGGATAATAACAGTTTTGATTTTACTCCTCCAAATGATGTAATTGGTAAATATGTATGTGATAAGTGGACTAAAACTATTCCATATCCAAATCGGGCGACAATAAAAGCAACATTTAGACAAGTTTTTGAGCCAGCATCATAATGACAGTAAATGAAAAGGTATTTACCAATTTACAATTAACTAATCCATCAGCGATTATTGAATTGTTCAGTTTAACTTTTGATCATTTATTGCATTATGTTCCTTGGGAAGTTGGGAAAGCTTATGAGGCTGGTGATATTGTAAGAGCTAATAATCCAATTAATACTTTAGTTTTTAAATGCACTGTAGGGGGTACGGAAAATGCACCCCTTTATAGCGGAACATTTGAACCTGGTGGATTTGCCTCTGTTTCTGCTGGGGGGACAGTAAATGATAATCAAGTTACATGGACTGCTCAAAATATAGACATCTATCGTTTTCATTCTGGTAGCAGTCTTAATGCAAATGGTGAAATAGTTTGGGATGGAAATTCTTATCAGAGATTTCCAATAGAAGCATCAGGTTTTGCTTTTCAAAAAGGTCAATTACCTAGACCTAAAATTGCCGTTAGTAATGCTACAGGACTAATATCGGCAATACTTTTATCTGTAAATAAAGCTACAGCAGGTAATGATTTAACAGGAGCTACAGTTACTAGAATTAGAACACTTGCTAAGTTTTTAGATGCTGTAAATTTTGAACCTGTCACTGTGGTAACAGGGACAACAAATCAAACTATAGCTGATCCTTCTGACGCTGAAACTGTTACTTATACTGTCACAGTAGTAGCAGATAGTAATGGTGATAATGTTTTCGCTATTAATGGATCTCAGAAGCCTGTAATTACGATGAAAAGAGGATCTACATATATTTTCGATCAATCTCATAGTTCAAATAGTGGACATCCTTTAGGCATTAAATCTGATGCTGGAGGAGTTCAAACAACTATGATTTCTGGCACTGCTGGAAGTTCAGGGGCTACAGTAACTTATCAACCAAGTTATCCTTCTGCTCCTAATGATTTAAGATATTATTGTACGACTCATGGAAATGCAATGGGAAATACAATTACTATGAATAATCCAAATACTATAACCACGACTGTTAATACTACACAAACTCAAAGTCAAAACCCGTTTGGTACTCCAGATCCTAATGCTGAGTTTCCAAGAGAGGTATATAAAATTGATAGAAAATCAGCAGAAAATAGAGATATAGTCGAATTTGAACTTGCTGCACCTACTGATTTAGCAGGGGTAAGAATACCAAAGAGACAATGCACTAGGGCTGAGTTCCCTTCTATAGGTACATTTATAGGATGAATTGGAAAAATAAAGCACTGCTTCATGCTCAACAAGAAGATCCTAAAGAATCTTGTGGTTTATTGTTAAATGTAAAAGGTAAAGAAAAATATTATCCGTGTCGCAATCTTTCGATGACAGATCACCAGTGTTTTATTATTGACCCAGAAGATTATGTAAAAGCAGATAATACAGGGGAAATTGTAGGTGTGGTGCATAGCCATCCGATAACACCTCCAACTCCTAGTCAAGCGGATAAAATTGGTTGTGAGGATAGTAATTTACCGTGGTATATTGTTAATCCAAAAACGCAGCAATGGTCATATTTAGAGCCATGTGGATATAAACCACCTTTATTAGGTCGTCAATGGGTGTGGGGTGTTACAGATTGCTGGAGTTTAGTTAGAGATTGGTATAAAGAAGAAAAAAATATTGAATTAAAAGATTGGGACAGACCTACAACTCCAGAAGAATTTATTTTAAATCCACTGTTTGAAAGTTGTGCTTGGAGAACTGGTTTTAGAGAATTAAGACCAGATGAAAGTCTTAAAGATGGGGATACGATACTAATGTCTATTGGATCACCTGGATTAAATCATGTAGCTATTTTCTTAAATGGAGATGTTTTACATCATTTAACCGATAGACTATCTTGTAGAGAGCCTTACTCTGAATGGTTGTTAAAATGTACAGGAAAGAGGTATCGCTATGCTGCGTAAATTAAAATTATACGGACAATTAGCAGAATTTATCGGACATAAAGAGTTTGAGATAAAAGTTAATAGCATTTCTCAAGCTGTAAGTTTTTTAATACACAATTTCCCAGAAGTAGAGCGTTATATGAGTCCTAAATATTATCAAGTTAAAGTTGGTAATTATGAGATTGATGAAAGCGAATTAGCATATCCTATAGGACAAGAAGATATACATTTTATTCCAGCTATAAGTGGTGCTGGTAGAGGGTTAAGAGGAATATTACTAGGTGCTGCATTGATCGGTTTAGCATTTCTTACTGCTGGTACTACTGTTGCTACTGCTGGAGGTTTATTCTCTACCGCAGGTTTTAAAGCTGCAACTTTTGGAACTAAAGCTCTTCTTTTAGGAGGTGGTGCTTTGTTGTTAGGAGGTGTGAGTGATTTATTATTTCCAATGCCAGAACCACAACAATTTAGTTCAGAAGAAGATCCACAATTGTCATTTAGTTTTAGTGGAGTGCAGAATACATCAAGAGCAGGGGTTCCAGTTCCAATTGTTTATGGTGAAATAATTACAGGAAGTGTTGTAATAAGTGCAGCGATTGACACTAATCAGGTAGACGCATGACAGATGAAACTAAAATCATTAGAGGATCAGGTGGTGGCCCTAAGCCACCCCCACCTCCATATCGTGCTCCTGATACTTTACATAGTAGAAGTTTTGCTACTGTTCAAGATTTAATTTCTGAAGGAGAAATTGAAGGGTTTGCTAGTGCATCAAAAGAAGGTCTTACAAAAGGAACAACGGCATATGAAAATGCAAGTTTAAAAGATGTATTTCTTGACGATACTCCAATACTTCAGTCAAACGCTTCGAGTGCTAGTCCTAATGAAGCTCATTTTAATTTTAAAGATGTAACCTTTAAATCTAAGTTTGGAGAAGGAAATCAAACTGCCATGAGTGGTATTCCTAATGCTGATGAGAGTAGAACTCCTACAGGGGTCGGGGTTGAGGTTCAAAATGACGATCTTGCTACTGTATGGACAACCATTAAAACAACAACACAAAATTCTGACGGTTCAACAACAACAACAGAAACTGGAAAAAATTATACAGTTAATCAAATAGTAGTTTCAAGTTCTTCAGATGCCGATGAAGGAATTGTATTTAAATGTACAACAGCAGGGCAAGCTGGAACTACTGAACCTACTGCTTTTATAACAGCAACTGTTGGACAAACAATTACCGATAATGCAGTTACATGGACAGCACAAAGTTCTGGTTTATCTGGTTCAGTAACTAGACAAATTACAAATACAGATGTAGATGCTGTAATTGTTACTTTAACTTGGCCTCAAATACAGATACTAAGTAGCAACGGTGATATTTATGGAGATACTGTTAAGTATAAAATAGAATTACAATATCAATCTGGGGGTTATGTAAGTCCTGCTGCGGTTCAAACATTTGTTACAGGTAGAACAGCAGATGCTTATGCTAGAGATCATAGAATTAATTTAGATCGTAATAGAATTAATGCTGGAACTGCCTTTCCAGTAGATGTTAGGGTAAGTCGTATATCAGCAGATAGTACCACTGGACAAAGACAAAATCTTTTTCAGTTCACAAGTATTCAAGAAGTTATAGACAACAATTCAACTTATAATAATAGTGCTTACGTTGCTCTTCGTTTAGATAGTAAACAATTTAATCGTGTTCCAACTAGAAAGTATCGTATTAGAGGTATAAAGGTAAAAATCCCAGGTGCAGGAGCTAATGTAGTATCTGCTAATTATACACAGAATGACGGTGCAACTTCTCCAGCAGCAGGAAAAATAATTACTGTTACTAATAATAATCATGGTTTATTTGTTGGTGAGTCAGTAGCATTTACGGCTACATCAGGTAATGGAGGAACTGGTACTTTTGTTATCCAAACTGTTTCTACAGATGGAAACTCGTTCACTTTAACTTCTGCAAATACTCTTAACATAACAACATCCACCTGTACTTACACTGTCATACCAAGAGTTGATATTCAGACAGGAAGAATAATTTATCCAGATGGTTACATATTTAATGGCGTGATGGGTGCTGCTGTTTACACCAACTGCCCTGCAATGTGCTTACTCGACCTTCTCACAAACAAAAGATATGGTCTGGGAGATCATGTAACTGAAAGTAATTTAGACTTATTTAGTTTTGTAGCTGCTAGTAAATATGCAAATGAAGGGGTAGATGATGGAACAGGATCAGGTGCTAAAGAAGCTAGATTTAGTTGCAATGTAAATATCCAAAGTCCTAAAGAAGCATTTGCAGCGATTAATGAGTTGTCTGGTGTTATGAGATGTATGCCGATATGGTCTGCTGGCTCTATTACCATATCTCAAGACAAACCAACAACAGCAAGTTATTTATTTAATTTAGCCAATGTAGGAGAAACTGGATTTAATTATCAAGGTAGTAGTTTAAAGCAACGTAATTCTGTTGTTTCTGTTAGTTACTTCAATATGGATTCAAAAGAAGTAGATTTTGAAGTTGTAGAAGATGCAGAAGCAATAGCAAAGGTAGGAACAATTGTAAAAAAAGTAAAAGCTTTTGCGTGTACTTCTCGTAATCAAGCGGCAAGATTAGGTCGTGCAATTCTTTTTGCTGAACAACATGAATGTGAGACTGTTACTTTTACAACTTCTATAGATTCAGGAGTTGTTGTTAGACCTGGTTCTGTTATTGAAATAGCTGATCCAGTAAGAGCAGGAGTAAGAAGAGGTGGCCGTGTTGTATCTGCAACAAACACTACTATTAATATTGATGCACTAGCACAAACAAATTTACCAGCTTTAAATGATGCCCCAACCATTAGTGTAATTTTGCCCGATGGAACAGTAGAAGTTGGAAGTATATCAAGTATGGTAGGAGCAGTTATTACTGTAAATAGTGTTCAAAAAATAAACGATCAAGGTGCAAAAGTTACACAATCTACATTTTCGAAAATTCCAGCCGCAAATTCCCCTTATTTAATTTCTAGTACAAATTTACAAACTCAATTATTTAGAGTGATTCAAGTAGAAGAGCAAGATGAAGTTAATTATACAATCTCAGCATTAGCTTATGTAGAAGGTAAGTATGCTTTTATTGAAAATGGAACTGCTTTACCAGAAAGAAAAGTATCATTATTAAATGAACCTGTAGCTTCTCCAAGTAACTTATCAGTTACAGAAAAAACAGTTGTTATTAATAATGTTGCTCGTAGTAAACTTATTATTAGTTGGCAAGCAGTTAAAGGTGTTAATCAATATCAAGTAAATTACAGATTAGAAAATGGTAATTATGTTACGCAAGTCGTTTTTAGTAATCAGTTGGAGTTATTAGATACACAAGAAGGTACTTATGAAATTCAAGTTTTTTCTTATAATTTAGCTTTAACCTTATCAGCTAATCCAACAACTACAACATTTGCTGCCAAAGGAAAAACAGAACTTCCAGAAAATATTTCTGGATTATCTATTGAAAGTATAAATGAAAATCTTGTAAGACTGAAATTTAATCAGGCAAGGGCTTTAGATGTATTGCATGGTGGTCGAGTTTATATAAGACATACAAACCAAACAGGATCATCTGCAAAGTTTCAATCTGCTCAAGATGTTATAGAGGCAGTAGCTGGTAATGCTACTGAAGCAATTGTCCCTGCTTTACCTGGTACTTACTTACTTAAGTTTCAAGATGATGGAAATAGATTTAGTGCTGATCCAGCTACTGTAGAACTTTCTCTTGTTGATATTCTTGAATCTATTGTTGTAAAAACAGATAGAGAAGATAACGATACTCCTCCGTTTAATAATGGAACAAGTAGTCTATTTAATAACACTCTATATGATACAGAAAAGGGAGGTTTAATACTTACAGATCCATCAGCAGTAGCGACAGGTACATATAGTCAAACAAATAGCAGAACAATAATTTGTACAATTAACTCTCATGGTTTTTCTGTAGGAGAAAAAATACAATTCACTTTCACTACTCATACTACCGATGCTGGCAGTCAACCTGGCCTTAGTTTTGATAGTAAATTATCAGATGGTGAATTTACTGTTTCAGGAGTAACTAATACTAATGTATTTACAGTTTTAGCCACTGAACCTGATACAAACTCTGGTAATTTATCGGTAAAAAAAGGTTTTAGAGGTACTTATAATTTTGCAACTACTTTAGATTTGGGAGGTGTATTTTCTATTAATTTAAAAAGACATTTTCAAGGGGCTGGATATTATCCTTCTGCCCTATTCGATGATAGAACAGGTTTAGTAAATGATTGGCCTGATTGGGATGGAGATGCTGCTGAAAGTACAAATGCTAGTTTGGCAGTGCGGACTTCTACAGATATGAGTGCTTATACAGATTTTAATGTTTTTACAAACGGAACATTTAAAGGAAGAGGTTTTCAGTTTCAAGCAAGATTAGAAACTAGTGACCCTGCTCAAAATATGTTGTTACAACAATTAGGTTACACAGCAACGATGCCATTAAGAACTGAACAATCGAGCAAGATTACATCTGGAGAAGGAGCAAAAACGGTTCCTTTTGCAGCACCTTTCTTTGTTGGTACGTCTAGTATCACAGGTATTCCAAAACCTTCTGTTACTATTTCTCCTCAAAACATGGCAACAGGAGATTATTATGAGTTAAATGACAGCAACATATCTGGAACTCAATTTATAGTTCACTTCAAAGACTCAAGTGGTGCTAATATAAGTAGAGATTTTACCTACACTGCTGTTGGTTTCGGTAAAGGTGGGTAGAATGGAGCAAAAAAGTAATTTGTTATGAGTCTTTCAGTTTCAAATTTCATTATTCAAAATGCTTCTGGTCAGTCCGTAAGAGAAGATATAGAAGATTGTCTTTTGGCTTTGCAAGGACAAAGTGCCGAGTCAAGTGACAGTCTTATGTCTAGTAGTAAGTGTGTAAAAGGAATGACTTTTCTAAATACCACTACAAATGTTTTTAAGATAAGAAATAGTAATAATGATGGTTTTACTGACATAGGAAACATTGATTCACCTAATTTAGGCTTGCTATCTAAAGAAGGTGGGACTATGACAGGAGTTTTAAAAATAGATGACTCTACAAGTGCAGCAACTCCTGCTTTGACTTTTGATGGGAATACTGGTTTAGGTTTATTTGCAAAAGCAACCAACGTCTTAGGTTTTTCTTCTGCTGGTGAAGAACAAGCATTTATAGATGCAAGTAGTTTGACAATAAGTTCAACTGCTAGTAATCAAAAGGAGTTAAGGTTTTTAGAACCAATAAATAGTGCAACAAATGGTAATGTTCAATACGTTGGATTTAAAGCACCTGATACTATTGCTGCAAATGTTGTTTGGAAATTACCTAATGCTGATTCTACTGTTGATGGTTATGCTCTTGTATCCGATACCAATGGTAATTTGCGCTGGGATGTTGCAGGAGCAGGAGCGCAAGGAAGTGGTAATGACAGTATTTTTTGGGAAAATGATCAAACTATTACGCAAAATTACAGTATTAACAGTGGAAAAAATGCAGGTACTTTTGGCCCTGTAACTATTCAAAGTGGAGTTACGGTTCTAGTTGACACTGGAAGAACATGGACTGTTATATAAAAATGCGTATAATAAATTCATGAGTCAATTACGAGTAAACAGTATTGTTCCAGTAGGAGGTGTTCAGACTTCAGGAGCTTATGGCGGCATCATACAGATAAAACCTGCTTTTACAAACTTGACTACAGTCGAGTCATCGTCTAATACCTTTGCAGATATTACTGATATGAGTGTAACAATTACACCTTCTTCAACTGCTAGTAAATTTTTAATAATGACAAATATGACTGTGGCACATAATAACTCTGGTGCTGCAATCTTTTTAAATTTAGTAAGAAATAGTACCCCTATAGCACAAAATCAAAGTAGCAGCTTTCCTTGTACAAGTACACTGCATTTTGGGAATGAAGTTTATGGAGCTTTTAACTACTCATATCAGCATTTAGATGAAACAAATTTAACTAATACAAACGATATAACATATAAGTGGCAAATGAGAACTAATATAGGTGCGGTAACTGTAAATCAACGCTCTACAGCTAATGACCTATACAGTACGTCTAATTTAATAGTGTGTGAGGTTACAGGAGTAGATCCATGAGTATTTTATCTGTTAATACTGTTAAAAGCCTTACATCTGCTGCGCCAGTATTTCAAAATTCTACTGGAACGGAAAAAGGTCAGTTAGTAAAAGCATGGGTTAATTTTAATGGATTTAATGTTACTAGCAGCAGTAGTATGACGGGAGTTATCAGTTCTTTTAATATTGCTGGAGTCACTGACCATGCAACTGGAGACTATACAATTACTTTTCCAAATGGTACTTTTACAAATGCTAATTATTGTTTTGCTGGTGCTTTAAATAATAAGATAGATAATGGAAACGAAATGGCTGGTGATACTCGGGGGCCAGTTGGGATTTTTCAATCTTTTTCTGCTGCACCAACTACAACAACTATCAGAATAGAAACTAGATACGGTGCAGATCATGACAATGCTGGAGGAAACTACGATTTTAACAATGTATATTGTATATTTTTTGGGGGTTAATTATGTCAACAATTCAAGTCGATACAATTCAAGATGCAAGCGGTGGTAATACTTCAACGTCAGCAGAAATCCAGCAAGGAAGAGCAAAAGCTTGGGTAAATTTTGATGGAACTTTTGGATCATCACCTTTTACTCTAGGAAATAACGGTATTCGTAATTCATTTAACGTAAGTTCGGTAACAGATAATGGCACTGGAAATTATACAGTGACTTTTGCGACTGCAATGCCTAATGCAAATTATGTTGTGTGTATGTCAGGTGCAACTGATAACAATTATACAAGGGCTGGCACAGGTGGTTCCTCAAGTCTAACTGCAAGTACTGCACAAGTTTTTATTGCAAATTCAAATGGTTCATCTGCTGATAGAGAATACTGTGCTATTTCTATTTTTGGCGATTAATAATTTTTTGATATACTAAAAGAAAACTTTATGGCTAATTCAGACAAAAGATTTATCTATGCTAATGATGATGGCGGTATTTCTATTGTCATTCCAGCAGATAATACAGATTTAACTTTAGATCAAATTAAAGACAAAACTTGTCCTAGTGGTAAGACAGTTTATACTGTAGATAAATCTGCGATTCCTACTGACAGGAGTTTTAGAAACGCTTGGACTTATACGGAGTAAACAATGGGATTTGGCGTTGACATGGCGAAAGCCAGAGAAATTCATAAGAATAATATTCGTAATGCAAGAACATCAAAATTTGCAGAACTTGATGTTGAATTTACTAAAGCTTTAGAATCTGGAGCGAGTACAACTGATATAGCAGCAAAAAGACAAGCTTTAAGAGATGCACCTGCTGATTCTGGGATTGCTGCTGCTAGTGACACTGATGCGTTAAAAGCACAATGGAAAACTGATATACTAGGCGCATCACCATATAGCTAATGGCAATTACTCCAGGTACATATAATATGACTGTTCAAAGAAGATCAGATCATAGTATTCAGCTTGTGTTTAAAGATAGTAATGATAGTGCAATAAATTTAACAGGATATACTGTTGCTGCTCAAGTATGGGATAAGGATAGAAAAGTTAAGTTTGCAGATTGGAATGTTACTTATACAAATAGGTCAACTGGAACTGTTGATATATCTTTAACAGATGTACAAACTGCTAGTTTTATTACAGGTTCAATTTTATATTATGATGTGTTATTAACTAATGGTAGTGGACTTAAAGAATATTATTTAGAAGGTAATATAAATGTAAGTGAAGGTTACACAGCATGACTTCTGTTAATGTTACTGAATTAAAAAATACTGTCACTGTAAATGAAGGTGACACAACAGTTGTCACAATAGGAGTCCAAGGGCCGCAAGGAGCTACAGGGCCACAAGGTATTCAAGGTATTGATGGCACTGCAACTATAGCTCTTGGAACAACTTCCACAGGTGATGCTGGCACTAATGCTTCAGTTACTAATACTGGAACAACTACAGCAGCAACTTTAAATTTCACAATTCCAAGAGGTAATACAGGAGCTACAGGTGCAGCAGCAACAATAGCAGTAGGTAATACAACTACAGGTAATCCTGGTACTAATGCTTCAGTAAGTAATTCTGGTACGTCAAGTGCTGCGACTTTTGACTTTACAATTCCTAGAGGAGCAACGGGAGCAACGGGAGCAACGGGAGCAACGGGAGATACTGGGCCACAAGGTATTCAAGGTATTCAAGGTATTCAAGGGCCAGCAGGTAATGATGGATCAGATGCCACAGTTAATTCCACCAATGTAGATGCTGCTGGTGCTGTTATGAACACTGACACAAGTGTTGCTGCAATGAGTTTTGTAGTTAACGAAGCTAATATGTCTTCTGACAGCGATACTAAAGTTCCAACACAACAGTCAGTAAAAGCTTATGTGGATTCTGAAGTAACCAACATGGTTACTACTGTTGGATCACAAACGCTTACAAATAAATCAATAGATTTAGATAATAATACTATTACAAATATCGAAGTAGATAACTTAAAATCTGGTGTTTTAGATACTGACCTTAATAGTGTTTCTTCTTCTGATGATACGCTTGCATCTGCTAAAGCTATTAAAACTTATGTCGATGCAAATAGTAGTGATACAACATATACAGCAGGAACTGGTTTAAGTCTATCTGGAACAACTTTTAATGTAGACCAAATAGCATTAACAACAGTACAGGTAGCAGCAAATGAATCTGCACAATTGGCTCTTACTACCCAAGAAGGTGATATTGTCGTTAGATCTGATCAAAATAAGTCTTATGTAAGAAATAGCGGTTCTGCTGGTACGATGGCAGATTTTACGGAGCTATTAACTCCTACAGATCAGGTGTTATCAGTTAATGGTAATACAGGGGCTATAACAGCAGCACAGATAGCAGCAGCAGTAGAGGCAGCTTCTGATTCTAATACTTTTACAGATGACGATCACTCAAAATTAGATGGAATAGATGCTGGAGCTAAAGATGACCAAACAGCAAGTGAAATAAAAACTCTTTTACAATCAGATAAGTTAACAGTTTCTGAAATAGCTGATGATGCAATTACAGCAGATAAACTAGCTAATTCTATAAATACAGAAATAGCAGCTAATACCGCAAAGATTACTAATGCCACTCACACAGGTGATGTGACAGGTGCAACAGATTTAACTATTGCTAATGACGCTGTAACTTATGCCAAGATGCAAAACGTGTCGGCAACAAACAGAATTTTAGGAAGAGATTCTGCAGGTGCTGGTGTGATAGAAGAAATTACCCCAGCAAATCTCCGCACCATGATAAACGTAGAGGATGGTGCTACTGCTGATCAGACAGCTAGTGAAATAAAAACTCTTTTACAATCCGATAAATTAACAGTAGATGAGATAGCTGATGATGCGATAACTGCTGACAAACTCGCA